TCTAAAGATAAATCACCAGATGCTATACCAGAAATATTGACAGAGGCACTTGCAGTATCTTTTGATAATTCTGTTGGTCATGATTATCTAGAAGATTCTGAATCAAGATATAATTTCTATCATCACAAAGAAGAAAGAATACCATTTGACTTAGACTTTTTCAATAAGATTACTAAAGGTGGACTTCCACCTAAAACTTTAAATATTGCATTGGCAGGAACAGGTGTTGGTAAATCTTTATTCATGTGTCACCACGCTGCAAACTGTTTGATGCAGAACCTAAATGTTCTGTATATCACTTGTGAGATGGCGGAAGAAAGAATCGCAGAGAGAATCGATGCGAACATCATGAACATCACGCTTGATGATCTGAAAGATTTACCTTTCAAGATGTATGAACAGAAACTAAATGCAGCAACGAATGGTGTTAGTGGTAAACTAATTATCAAAGAGTATCCCACAGCAACAGCAAACTGCAATCACTTTAGAATCCTGCTCGATGAATTATCATTGAAGAAGAAGTTTAAACCTGATATTATCTTCATTGATTATCTAAACATCTGTGCATCCTCTAGATTGAAGCAAGGAAGCAACGTGAACTCTTACACGTTTATTAAGTCAATCGCAGAAGAACTTCGTGGTCTTGCAGTCGAGAAGAATGTTCCGATCTTTAGTGCGACTCAAGTTAATCGAACTGGTTACTCCAGTAGTGATGTTGGTCTTGAAGATACGTCAGAATCCTTCGGTCTTCCTGCGACTGCTGACTTCATGTTCGCATTAATATCAACGGACGAGTTGGAGGAACACAACCAAGTCATGGTGAAACAGTTGAAGAATCGTTATAACGATACTGCTGTCAATCGAAAGTTTGTTCTGAGTATTGAAAGAGCAAAGATGAAACTGATCGATGTTCAAGCAGATGAGCAAGACCTTATTGGTTCGAATCAAACAGATGAGGACTCGTTTGGTTCTGGTTTTGACGGTAAGAAGTTTGACGATGAGTTTCAAGCACCAGAGTCTAAGAAATTTACTGATTGGAAAATGTAATGAGTCTATTCATTGACAAAAAGTTTATAAATATCGTGTCACCACAACTTGATAAGTTTGCATGGAAAAAGGACAATCTTGCAAACTGTCGTTGTCCTATTTGTGGTGATTCGACAACTAATAAAAACAAAGCGAGGGGATATTTTTTCGCAAACAAGAATAGTTACTTTTACAAGTGTCATAACTGCGGTTATGGAAGTAACGTGTATAACTTCTTAAAGGAGATCGCTCCTACTGTTGCAAAAGAATATTCTCTCGAAACCTTTTCAAGTAGAAATGAAAAGAAAAAGAATGATGTGATTGTTCCTAAGCAGGATGAGAAGATGTTTAATTTATTTCAAAAACCAAAACCAAAGGATGATTCGCAATATCTAAAGAATTGCATTCGAGTTGATAAACTTGATTCGGATCACTTTTGCAGGCAGTTTTTGGAGTTGCGTAAGATTCCAAAGGACGCATATAAATTACTTTACTTCTCTGAGAACTTTGGAAGGTTTCTTAAGAAAATGGACCCCGAAACTACGATGCAGTGTGGTTGGGAACCACGATTGGTAATTCCATTTTATAATCAAGAGGGTGATGTTGTCGCTGCACAGGGTAGAGCGTTGAACATGCAAGATGAAAAGAATGCTAGGTCAACTGCAAAGTATCTAACCGTCAAGACTGATAAATCAGCGGATCGTTTGTGGTATGGTCAATGGAGAGTGAATCCAAAGAAACGAATTTATATCGTAGAGGGTCCGCTCGATAGTTTGTTCATACCTAATACTATCGCTATGGTTGGTGCTGGTGCGTTGGATCAAATACCAACACACTTATCCGAGAGTGAAGGAGTTTATGTTCTTGATAATGAACCAAGAAACGCACAGATTGTTCGATACAACGAACGTCTAATTGAACTTGGTAAGAGTGTTTGTATATGGCCCAATGATATAAAGCAAAAAGATATAAATGATCTGATTACTTCGGGATACAATTCGTCTAGTATCAAAAGTATCATTGATGAAAATACAGTTTCGGGACTACAGGCTAATTTACGATTAACACACTGGAGAAAAGTATGAGTCAAGTAAAGGTGTTAGATAAAGGTCACGTTGATTACGTTGATCATATGGGAACAGACCTTACAGTATGCAACGCTGCAAGAGTTTCGTTCAACAAAGAATCTGAGTGGGGACTTGACTTCGATGCAATCGAACGTTTGAAAAGTTGTCCTTACAACAAAGATGATGTTCGAATGCTCAAAGAGAAAGACGAGAAACTTATTCGTTACCTTGCAAAACACAATCACTGGACTCCTTTCGCACACCCTCAAATTACAGTGCGAGTCAAAGCACCCGTTTCTATTCGTACACAATTCTTCAAGCACAAGCAAGGATTTGTGGAGAACGAGATCAGCCGTCGTTATGTTTCTTATGAGCCAGAGT